CCACAAGCCAGCCTTTCGGCCGCGTCAACCCTCGTTAGGGTTTACGATTGGCGGAAAAGTTGTTCTGACCACAATAATATGCGGTCAAGCTTGCCTGGATCTGGCTCTTGCCAGACCACCCAAATACGCCGATATTTATGGTCGTAAGTGGGTGCCGATGAGGTTTGACTATGAGCACTTATGTTATGCCCGTTGGATATGTCCCATGGCCCCGCAAAGAACGCTTGCGCGTTTTTGCGTAGGAACCACAGATAATACCCTCGGGAGTCTACGAAACTCAGCTCTTTACAACTTGCGTTGTATGCTTTGTAACGTAGGATGTAAGTGTCCGCCTTTTTGTATAGGCATTTAGTCAAAATCCCTCGTTTACGTGCAATCTCGGGGTCAATCCAGATCCCAGAGATTGTACTCTCGTTGAATGGGGCGAAAGGGAGCCTCTCACTCTTTACTAAAGAGCAGAGATATTTCCTTAGCTGGCCATCGACAAGGGTAACGGGAATCAGCGAATTGATTAGGTGCACCCACGTTGCCTTTCGGGCATCAAGGTTCCTAATATACGCCGGCGTCACGTTGATACCGTTGTAGAAGTCTCCTCCGCATGACTCTCTAAAAGGGCCGTCGGAAAAGGATTTCTCTTCATTAACAGTAAATCCGAGGAATCGTGTTAGCTCTACATAGGCTTCAAAGAATTCTCGTTCTATGATGACATCGTCACCATAAACACTGAACTTTTCTGAGCCTACAGCATAACACGCAGCAGCGAACAACAGAGTCTCAATACAGAACGTACTTCCGTTTCCCATAGAGGAAAACTTAGAGTACGTCCCTATGCCAAACACCCCGGAAAAACCCGGTGTCCTCACATCACAGAGAAACTTAAACCAATCAACTGGGAAAACCAGCTGAACAGTATTAAAGCTAATTGTGTCTGAGGCGCTCTTAAAGTCCACTGTGACTAAGTCATTGTGGATTGAGCCGTGTTTGGCCAGATTCTGGTTCACAGTCTGGTCACGCAAATCAATGCCAAACTGACGTAAACGTCGTTTGGCCCACGTATCAAAAGCTAGCTGTAAGGGAATGTTCCCTTCAGGTTCGCAAGCGATAGTGCGGTGCGTTTTCCAGTTCTTCGGCACAAGCTCCACTCTGTTCGAATGGACAGCCTTAACCCTGAGGTTCTTGAAACCATACATATGGTAACATGCTTTCAGGTACTTTGCAGCTCGTTGAGTTGCAAAGAGTTTAAGCCGCATTTTAAGTTGCGGAAGGCTGTTTTCCCTCGAGGAAGTAGATGTGGCACCCGGTGTCACCTTTACTAACCCCGGAAGGGCGTCAGTGAAAGAGTGGAAATCTCCGAGTACTCTACGTATGTAGAGCCCCATCCTTTTGATCTGGGTTTGGTATCTTTCGTCGATCCGACTAGGATATCCAACCAAATGCTTGAGGCGAAGGTTTGTTTCACTACACGCAGTTTCGCTATCTAGAAACGATTCTAGGGCGCTGCAGAAACAAATCTCCGGTTTGGCAAATAGAGCATTCTTTTTATAAAATGCCTCTATTTGTCGAAGACCCGTCCACTCCTTAACCGTGTGCAATGCCGGTTTATAGTGACGGGTGCAGGAACTCAATCCGGCAATATTGCGTGATCGTACGTATCCACGTACAATATCAAGCAATGCGGGATCGACTCCTAGCGTGCCAAGGTCTTTAATGTACTCCCCGCAAATGCGGTGAACTACAGTGGTCGGTTCCATATGGAATCCCTCCTATGTTTTGTCTTTTTGTTTGCGACGTGCTACCACAATCTTAACAATCCTCAATATGATCTTAGCTAATATAATTAGCCTGACCACTAAGACGATCGCGAGATTTAAGATAGCCATTCCTGAGTATCCACGCTGTTGGCGAACTCGTCCCCTGCGACAATGTCGCGAAGGACCGCCAAACCGCCGGTGATATCGGACGTCTGCCCATCAATTGGGTAACGCGCAATGACTTCATAGGAGACCTTGGACGACAACGGGTTGGATTCTGCATCGGTCGTCGCGTATATAACTTTAAAGCTATATTCGGCGATTTTCTGCAGGCCCTCGGGGACTCTGCGTTTCTCTATTACCAGTTTTGGTAATTTCGCAGAGTGTCCACTCAATGTCGACGTTTTAGAATTTCCGTTGTTGGCAAATTCCACGAGTGCTGATGTCATTTCAGCCATGTTTCACCTCTTTCTTTGATAGACGAGTGCCAGTAGATCAACGATCTTAAAGGCATCAAGTCTGATGAGTAAGGGCGGAGTTACTGGCACAATACCAGGTTCCCTAGATTCGAGAGTCGCAACAGATTGCCCAGAATAGCTCACGTTACCTACGCAATAATTGGAAGTCGGCGTCAAAGCCGTTGAATACTTCCTTTCTATACGTATTTGGTAACCTGATGAGCCAGTATAGGCCGTCTGAAACGCCAGGAAGGAAAGTGCTGATATAGCCTGTCCGATTCCAATAAACCAATCTACGACAAAACTTAGCGTAGTCAGCTCCCATGCTGTTTGAATGGGATTAAACTGGAAATTGGATAGCTTAATGTCAGCAGTCACACTTCCACGGATTCCTACTGTTATTACATCTGTTACGTAGTGATGTAATGTATAGCGAGAATCTGTGGTGTTCACCGTCGTGTAATTTGTGAAAGAGTTGGTTGTACCAGCCCTCTCTGAAAAGCGTGTACGTTGAATCTTCTTAGAAGCTTCTCGTACTGCTTTGTTCAAATTCACGATGTCGCCGAATAAAGGTCGCCACCCGTAACGGGCGGACAACCAGTCACATGTTAAGGCTTTCCAATTTCTTGGGAAGTCCATCTTAATGAGCTTCAAGGCAGTTGTCTTGAAAAGGCTCTTAAGTTGTGACAGTTCCGCGATAAAGGTGAGTGTGTCATGACCAGAGCTATAAACTTTCGCCGCAGCCTTTTGTAAATAAACTTTATGGCTGCTCGGCACATAGTTGTAAAGCTCCTCTTCGCTTATCACCCAACGAGTTTGTACAGGCCTGTTTCCGACAGTCCAGTCATGCGTTGCTTTGGAACAGTCTGTTCCATAACGTATGTCTACACTGCCAAATCCAGAGCCTTGATTAGTAAACTTCCACCACTTGGTATGTGGTAGGAGCTTACCCTCGTTTACTAAGCGGCGAAATCCTTTGATGGATTGGCCGCGATAAGACGTAACATCTTTAGTATGAAGCAGGTTTTCGACTGCAACAACCGCAGGTGTGTACGCGGGATGATAAGCACGGTAGTATATGGATGTTCCAATAACATCATTTGATGTACCACCGCTCCTTTCTGTGTACTCTAAATCTTTTAGGAATGACATTAATCCCTCCTCTCGGAGGGTACTAAGCCACTCCGTGGTAATGATCCGACGCCCGCTAACGCCGGTGTGCGGAGTCCACAATGGAATGCCTCTGGGAAAGAGGCACTGCCCCCCTTTGGGG